ATGTCTGATGCGCTTGCCCTCGTCCGCTGCCTGATTGCCAATGTCTGGAATCTGCTCCTTGGGATTCAGGTGCCCGGTATCGGTATCAGCTTCGCTGCATTGTTCATTGCGCTGTTCCTCGTCTCTGCCGCGATCTTTCTTTTCAAGTCTGTTCTCGGCTCTGGATCCGGCGGCGGTATCTTCCAATCCAAAGATAAGGATGGTGATTAAATGCGTAAGCTCTGTCTGATCTTCTGCATCATGCTTCTGCTCACATCGCAGGCCTTTGCTTACGATGTCGTTGATTCCTATGTTTCTGTCGATGGCGTCCTGCTCTATGTTATTCGCATGGAGGACGGATCTACGCAGGATATGACATGGGATGAATGGCATGATCTTCTTGCCCAGCAGCAGGAACAGGCTGCGCAGGATACACAGGAACCGCAGGAAGGTCAGGTGATCACCGCCTCCGGTGATGTTATCGACTATGCAGGCTATGACGCCTACTATGAAGCCAATCCCTCAGCGCTGCCGCAGGAAGTTTCCTCCGGTGCGATCTATATCCATTCCTATACCGCTGACGCTGCCGACGTGCAGGAAGGGAGTATGAAGTATGTGGTACGATCTATTTTTGGTGACTACACTCCTGTTACTGAGTCTGTCACTACTTATCTTGCCGACGGTTCTCCCGTTACGACCACGCAGGTGGTTGCAGGCGTGGCTGGTGTTGACTGGATGTTTATTTCTGGCGTCCTGCTCTTTGGCATTCTTCTGTATTCGTTCCTTCGTCTTTTAGGGGTGATCCTCCATGTCTGAAATGAAAGAATTCTCCCTCTGGCTGCTCTCTGCTCTGGCTGACTTTCTTGCCACACCTCCGGTCTTCTATCTCTTTGGTCTGATCTGCTTTATCTTCATCGTTAAGGCAGTTCTGATAATCATCAAACCCCGTGTTTGAAATCTACGAAAGGAAGGTACACGATCCAGTCTGCTGCTGCTTCCATTACGATCGCAACGATCATCGCTGATGTGACGTCTGTTTTCACCGCCGCTATGGGCTGGGCGGCTGACGTTGGCGAGGCCATCGCGGGCAATCCGCTCCTGCTCCTGTTCTGCATCGTCCCGCTGGTCGGTCTCGGTATTGGCCTGTTCCGTCGCCTGCTAGGTATCCGCTGATACTTAGCAGAAAGAGCCGCGCGTGACTTTAGTCCGCGCGGCTCTTTCTCCAACTGCTGTGAGGTACTTATGAAATACCTGATTCGAAATGGTCTCTTTTCTCTTGCCCGTTTCTTCGGCTTTCTCCGGCATGTCTGCCTTGCCGCTGCCTATCTATTCAAGTGAGGTGATCCATCATGTGGTCATTCCTGTTCAAGCTTGCGGCTGGCACTATTGCCGCTGCTCTGATCTTTGATCGTGTCACCCGCAAGTACTGCAATCCCTATAAGCTCTTCCTGATCTTTGGCAAAAAAGGCTCTGGCAAGTCAACCTACTTGACAAAGCTATCTGTGAAGTATTTGAAAAAGGGCTGGAATGTCTATTCCAATATGCCCGATCTCACCGTCCCCGGTACACGGTATATCAATATTGACGATCTCGGCGACTTCGTTCCTGAAGCAAACTCGCTTCTGCTCGTTGATGAAGTCGGTATGATCTGGGATAATCGTAACTTCAAGTCCTTTAAACCGTCTGTCCGAGACTTCTTCAAGCTTCAACGTCACTATAAGGTCATTGTCTATCTGGCGTCACAGTCGTTCGATGTGGATAAAAAGATCCGTGATCTGACCGATGGTATGTACCTTCAGCAGAATGTTGCCCGTTGCTGGACGATTGGACGGAAGATCAGGCGTCAGGTCACGCTTACCGAGCCGGTCGGTGATATGGAATCCAAAATCGTGGAATCCCTTAAATGGTGCCCGTTCTGGGACTGGACATTTACTTTCATTCCGCATTGGGCAAAGATGTTTGATTCCCGTGTCATTCCTGAAATGCCGTATCTCAGTTACTCCGAGGTCACAGCTCCGGAAATGGATGATCTTCCTGATCCGGATGAAGTTCCAGATTCTCCTCATAAGGCCATGGACAAGCTCAGGCGTATCTTTCGCCGGAACTGATCTCCCGCGGCGTCTTCCAGCCCAGCAGCTTCCTGGGATAGTCGTTCATCCAATCTTCTACCGCTTGGATCCTTGACGGCTTGATTTTATCAAAGTCGGTGCCCTTGGGGAACCATCTCCGAATCATCCGGTTGTGGTTCTCATTCGTGCCTTTCTCCCATGCGGAAAAGCTGTGACAGTAATAGATGTCAAAGCGTTTTCCTTTACGGCGGCAGCTCTTCTGCAAAAGCTCGTACTGCATGAATTCGGATCCGTTGTCTGTAGTAATGCTTTTAAAAACATTTCTGAAATTGGGGGTCTTCCGTTCGATCCGATCAATGGCACTGCGTACGCTGGAGGCTTTCCTATCGGGGATCTTTACTATGATCTCCCTCCGGCTTACGCGCTCGGTCAGGGTCAGCAGTGCAGATCTGCCGATCTTGCCGATCACCAGATCCATTTCCCAGTGTCCCAGCTCTGAGCGCTGGTTGATGATCTCGGGTCGCTGCTCTATGCTCGGCAGCTTTGGATGAGCTATCCGGAGTTTGCTGCTCTTTCGATTTCTCCGGCTCACCTTTTCCGGCAGGTCGATATCCCGCAGCCGTTTGAATACCCGCTTTGTGACATAGTTATAAAGGGGGTTTACACAGATTACCGTCTGATATCCCGCTTTTCGGCCTTCTACGATCGCTGTCGCAGGGGAATATTTTTCGCGCAAGATCTTTCGCTCCAAAAATGCTGCGTACTTGGGATCTTGCGCGATTTTCATTTTTCTTCCCTTTTTTGCAGCACCCTGAAGCCGCACAGACTGTCCTTTGTCTGCAGAATAGCGTTTGACATCGCGGTAATCCACCGTATGCCAGTAGCTTCCGCGCCGAAGCTCGTTGTAGATCGTCTGCCGGGTAAAGCCCAGCTGTCGAGCGATCTCCGCAACCGATATTCTGTTCCGGTACATGGCTTCCAGCTGGTTTCGCTCTCCCTCGGTCATATAGTGCTGCTTCTTTTTCATGCGATACTCTCCTTATACGGTAGATGGTTATCGTGAAAACAGTCCCCTCGCGGACATTGTATCATTTTTGATTTTGTAACACAATATGTCCTCACCGTCGCTGCCGATCTGCTCTGCTGCCGGCCGCAGTTGTGTTACGTTTCTATCAGCCTTTTGATCGTCTCGCTCACCGCGAACAACTGCCGTTCCAGATTGCTTAGCTGTTCGCTGTACCTCATAGTCTTTTGTGCCAGCCGGTCGAGCTGCTCTCGGCGCTTTTTAATCTCCTGATCGTATCGCGCAATCTGTTCTTCCTTCTTTGGCAGCTCGTACACGCAGCGTGTGATCAGGTTCTCAAACTTCTGTGTAAAGGTGTCTCCAACCTGTCGGTCGATCAGCTCTGCTAACTCATCCGAAAACCGAATGCTCCGAATGTTATTCTTCGTCGCCATCGTTATAACCTCCTTTTGCGATGTCCATTATGCACATGACCTTTTCGTAAGTAGTGTGTCGAATTTCCTCTGTGCTCAGAAAAGCATCTCCGGCAGCTTCCTCCACTTTCTCCCGCGCAATTTCGATCAGGATCTCTTTTGGCAGCTCGTTCGGCAGGAGCACCAGATCGCGATGCTCCTCGCAGTAGCAGTCCTTCCATGTGATGCTGTATGCTCTCATTTTGACCATCGTTCGTTCCTCCGTAACTCAAAATTGGTGAAGCGACGAGTGGCGACGCCGCTCGCTCGCTTCACTTGCATACACACCACGCAAAAAAGAACCTCTGTCAAGTGGTCCGTGGAATAAATGCCAGTCCGCAGACTGGCTTTTATGCCGCGAAAGCCGCTTTACAGGGGTTCCCTTTTTGTGGTTTCCTCGCTCTATTTTTCCTCACTTGTAAAAATTCTTCTTGACATTTGCACAAAAATTTTGACAGGATTTCTTTACTTTTTTTGCCCGCTATCGTACAATAGCAGAAAATCGCGCGCTGCGCAAGCGGAGGTGCCGCCCATGCGGGAATTTCACATCGGAAAAAATGACGAAAATCAGCGGCTTGACCGCTTTCTCGGCAAGGCCATTCCCCTGCTCCCCGCGTCGCTCGCGCAGAAGTACATCCGCTTAAAGCGCATCAAGGTCAACGGCGCGCGCGCCCAGCGCGACCAGAAGCTCATCTCGGGTGACATTTTGCAGTGCTACATCAACGACGAATTTTTTGAGTCGCCGAGCGAGGAGAACGTCTAC